AATTTGAGTACTACCCAGTAGTTTTAACCAAAGTAAACCTTATTACAGACCAATCTGACCGAGCTCCTCTAATGAGTTTAGAGCATTTGGAATCCTATTTTACACCCTTTTTACCCACCAGATACAATAAAGTATTAAATTTAAAGCAAAAGATACGTGTTAGAGAACTTACTGAATTAAGGTCTATTTTCTGCTTTTTAGCTAGAAATATGAGATATTCCCTTAAATCTATAGGTGAATACCTTAACGGAAAGGATCATACTACTGTGATACATTCTATTAATAATTTCAAAAACTTAATAGAAACCTGTGATATCTTTAGAGAGAAGTATTTTAAGATAATAGAACACATTAAACAAATAAATAATATAGAAGATGGGTCACCAATTATGGAACGTTTGCAGGAAATACAATATTAGTCCTAATCAGCTATACTATCTAGATAGCTGTAGAGAAAAGATTGTACCAAGCCAAGTTATTAATGCAGAAGCACTAAAAGTAGTGTGTCTGGAAAGAGGTTGGATTACTCCTGAGGGAAACCTAACAGAAGGAGCTATATATATTTTAGATGAGTTTGAGACGTTTTTAAAGAAGACTAAAACTAAAATTACTAAACAAATTTTAGGTGATGACTTTATGAAAAATGTTAATGAATATAGGGAAATGTTCCCTGATAAAAGATTACCTTCCAAAGAGTTAGGTAGACAAAGTCCATCTGAGTTAGCAGATAAATTTGTAAAATTCTTTAAAAAGTACCCACAGTATGATTGGGAATTAATTTTAGATGCTACAGATTATTACGTAAATTATTATAAGAAGGTAGGATTTAAGTTTATGGTAACAAGTAGTTACTTTATAATGAAGAATGACACCTCTAAATTAGCGGATACTTGTCAAGCTATTATAGATAATCCTAAAATACTAAATGATATTTAAAAATAGTTTAGTTATTTCTTGGAATCTGACTTTACATGTATTAACTTTACATCCCTCAAAATTACAAAACTACATTATGCAAAATTATGAAAAAGAGATAGAATCAATGTTCTATCAGATCACCCTTCCCCTAAATGAAAAGAAATCAGTTTACGGAATTAGCCTAGACGGTTTCAAATTAGCTGCAGAAAACTTAATAGCTAAAGCAACTTTAGAAGCTAAGCTAGAAGTTTTAAACGAAGTAAGAACAGATCTTAATAAACTTATAACCTCTGTATAATGTCTGATGCAAAAGAAAGACCTTACGGAGCTAGAAAGTACTCAGAGATCTTAAAAGAAACAGCTAAGTACGTAGATGATAGACGTAAAGGTAATATCAAATCTTTACTTACACCATGGCCTGGACTTAATAAAGCAGGTGTCAATGGTATAGAATGGGGCTCTCTTGTCACAATTGGTGCAAGACCTGGTGCAGGTAAAACACTTATTGTAAGTCAAATTTTAAGAGAAGCTCGTAAATTAAATCCTACACAAGATTTTAATATTTTAGAGTTCCAATTTGAGATGGGAGCTAAACAGTCAGGCTCTAGAGCCTTTGCTGCAGAGACTGCTCTTGACTATAATGAAATCTTAAGTACTACTAAAGCTCTTGATGACTTTAACTATAATCTATTATTAAATTATATTAAAGAAGCAGAAGCATTGGAAAGTATAGGAATACATAGATTACAGATTACTAATCCTATTAACAATAAAGAGATAGTAGATGCCATTAAACAGTTTTATGTTGCTCTTGGCAGTAAGCCTTTGATAGTAACTATAGATCATAGCTGGCTAATTAAAAAAGCACCAGATGAGAAAGAGAAGATTGCTACATTGTATAATACTGTAGAAGCATTAATGCAAGTTAAGAAAGAGCTTCCTGTTATCATCTTTATGATTACTCAGTTAAATAGAACAATTGATGAGCCATCTAGAAAAGAACCAGGTAAAATTGGTAACTATCCAGTATCATCAGATGTATTTGGCGGGGACGCTCTTATGCAAGGATCAGATATATTAATTGCTTTAAATAATCCATTCAAAGCTAATATACCTTTATATGGTCCTAAAGAGTATGATGTTCAAAAGAATCATATTTTTATGCATTTACTTAAAGTAAGAAACGGTTCTGATGATAATAACTTATTGTTTATGGATGCCAATTTCAATAGACAGAAATTAGTAGAAGTAGCAGAGTTTGCTTCTCAAAATCCTACAGGTACATATCAGAGACGCTCTGCTAGAAATCAGCAGCAGAATCAAACATTCACAACACAAAACACATTCCAACCCTAACATTATACACTATGTCAGATTTTAATTTTTTACAGTCTCCAGAAGAGCAGAAAAAAGAATGGAAGCGTAGCAAGCTAGATGCTATACGTACTTACCATAAAACGTTAATTGAAGATCTTGGTATTAGTATCACAGATTTCAATATGAAAATGCCATTTCATAATAAACAAGGTACTCTTGTAGTTGGTATTTTCTCATCAGAATTTAAGAAAGAAAAAGGTTTCTACTTTGAATTAGTTACTAGAGAACTAGATCCAGTAGATCCTAAACGAACAGTATATAGAATCCCATATAACTCAGCTTTTGAAGAAGAGTATGAGTTAAATGAGAAAGGTTCTTATTTAGTTCCTATTGAACAATTGAGATCTGTTAATCCTCAATCTATTGCAATCAGTAAGTATGCTGCTGTTGAAAGTACACAGAACGTATTTACAACCAATCCTAGTCCTATTTTAAAGGACGTGCACATATACAAAGCACCAGCTCCCATGGAAATGGCAGATGCTCCTTATAGTGAAATGACTATAAGAGATTACTATGCTATTCATACAGGTAAACCTGTAAGTGCCAAGACTTGGTTAAACGAGCTTATAAAATCTAAATAACATATAATAACAATCACATGGCACAAGGAGTATTAATTATTGCAGAGTCAGGTGCAGGTAAGTCTACAGCTATTGAGACACTGGACCCGAAGGAAACATTCATTATTAATGTAGCTAACAAACCGCTACCATTTAAAGGTTGGAAAACAAAGTATACACTTTGGTCTAAAGACAATCCAACAGGAAACATGTATGATAAGTCTGGTACACAGCATATACATGCAGCATTACAGTACATAAATGATAAGCGTCCTGAAATCAAAACTATAGTAATAGATGATTTTCAGTACATGAGCTCATTTGAGTTTTTTGAAAGAGTAGACGAGAAAGGCTATGAGAAATTTACTCAGATTGGTGCAGGCTTAGCTCGTATAGCTAGAATGCCTAAAGATTTGAGAGATGACTTAACAGTGTTCTTTTTAACACATGCTGAAGAATCTACTGATATGGACGGTAAGAGAAAATTAAAAGCTAAAACAATCGGTAAAATGGTTGATGAAAAGCTTACCTTAGAAGGTCTTTTCTCTATTGTGCTATATGGTAAGGTAAAGAAAGGTAAAGATGATGTTATTAGATATGTTTTTGAAACTCAGACTACAGGTGATAATACTTGTAAGTCACCTAAAGGAATGTTTGATACCTTTGAGATACCAAACGATTTAGGTTTAGTTAAGAAAGCAATAACAGATTTTGAAAATTAGTTTAAACGTTTCACATTTATAAAACAAACAGTATGTTTAGTACAAAAGGACAAGAAGTAAAACAAGGTGGTGGAGTACAGAAGTCTCTACAACCAGGAGTAGTTTATGCACACATTTTTAGTGCATCAGTAAGAGAGTCAAAAAACACAGGAAAGAAATCTCTAGAATTAGTTTTAGAGGGACCTGCGTTAGAAAACTTTGAAGGATGGTCTATAGAAAAAGGTAACGACAGTGGTCCTAAGTTTACAGGACAATCAGCAAGAGTATCTGCAAGTATGTGGATTGATTCTTATAACGAGACAAGCCCGTCTAAGAATGAGATCATGATGAAACTTAGCATCATTGCTGTAGAATTGGGTTTAAAAGATGAGTTAGATACAATTGCTGCATCTAGTATTGAAGACTGGGTTGCACAAGTATCTAAGTTATTAAAAGGTAAGAATTTATATTTCTTCCTTAAGGGTCAAGAAGAAGAGTATAATGGAAAAACAATTGTTAAGTTGTCACTTCCTAAGTTTAAGTTTGCAAATGCAGATGAAACTAAATTAGAGAAGTTTGATAAGAATAATCAATACCATTATAAAGCATTGCAGAACAAGCCAGTAGCTGGTTTTGAGCCTGTTAACGATGACTTTAATATGTAAACTTTCTTTTTCATATATACATAAATATGAGGGGGAGGTTTCTACTTCCCCCAATTTTTTAAACCTTAGCTCATGTTTAAAACTAAAAATCTGGTACATGATGTAAAAGATGTACCAACACCTTGGATATTTGAACACTTCTGTAAGCTTAAAGAAAAGCTTAGTGGGCAAGATGTAAAAATTAAGAGTCTGTTTAATTCTAAAGAACGTACTCCTAGCATGTGTATATACTTTGATTCAAAATCTAAAGTGTATAAATACAAAGATTTTTCTACTGGTAAAGGTGGTTCAGCAATTGATCTTGTAAAAGATATAGAGAACTTATCATATCATAAAGCCTGTACAATAATTGTAGAAGCTTATAATGATTTTGTATTACACAATAATGGTGGATACGATGTAAAAGAGTTTAAGGAACAATCTAAATATAAAGTAGATAGTTATGGCTTTAGATCTTGGAGTACACAGGATCAGTATTTCTGGACTCAGTTTAATATTGGATCTAGAATATTAGAAGAGTACTGTGTTAGACCTTTGGCATATTATACAATGGTAAAAGATGATAAAGAACTAGTCATTAGTGGTAACTATATATATGGTTATTTTACTAAGGGCGGTGAGCTTTATAAAATATACCAGCCTAAAACTTTTGATAAGAAATTCTTAAAAATCAAAGACTATTTACAGGGTGAGCAGCATCTTGAAGACAATGATTATCTAATGATATTATCTAGTCTAAAAGATATGATGTCTCTTAGGTCCCTTAAATTATCTAATATAAATATTGTAGCCCCAGACAGTGAGAATTCTATGATAAAGAAAGACACTATGGAGCAATTTATAGAAAACTATAAGAAAGTTATTGTAATGCTTGATAATGACGAAGCAGGTATTAAAGCTATGGAAAAGTATAAAGCTACTTATCCTGCAGTTGAAATACTTCTTCTTCCTATGAGTAAAGACTTATCTGACTCAATCAAAGATTACGGTGCTAAAGAAGTAAGAAATAGACTAGTTCCTTTAATAAATAAAAAACTATAATGGCAACTAAAAAGAAACCAACCAAAAGAGTTAGTAAAGCTGTAAAGACCAGAAATGCTGGTACAATGACTGAATCTGCTTTTTGGAGTTTTATACGTAGTACACTAAGACAGAAATCTAGATGGTGGAAACCTATTACACAATGTAAACTAGAAGCTCGTAGACCTTATAAAGGTCCTAATAAGAGACAAAAGTTTGAATATGAATGTAATAATTGTCATAGATGGTTTCCAGAAAAAAGTATTAACGTTGACCATATAGTAGGAGCAGGTAGTTTAAACTGTGGGGCAGACCTTCCAGGATTTGTAGATAGATTGTTCTGTGAACAAGATAACTTACAGGTCTTATGTGAGAAATGCCATGATGCTAAAACAAAACTTGAAAAACAAAAGTAACATGGACGATTTACATAGAGACAGTTTTAGAGCTGAAGACTGTCAAGCAGAGTTAACAAGTATAACTCAAAAGCTTAAAAACTGTAATGATCTAATTAGAGAATTAGTTCACTTCCTTGAATATGAGGAAGCAATGACAGTAGATACTAGATCTCAGCAACGTATGAGTGAAAAACTTATAGAGCTAGGATTATGGCCTTCAAAATAATAAACCAATAATATGGAAGATAATCAAGAATTGGATGGTACTCCTAACTTTAGTACAGTATGGAATGATCCTGAATTGGCTGCAGCAAGAGTAGAATTTAAAAAACACTGGGATGCAGCTATGCAAAAAATAGAAGATAATATGACAGCTGATATGGCGTCAGATGTTAGACAGTGGAGATGTGATGATGATTATACATGGAGGGGTGTAGCACATTCTTTCTATGAAAAGTATCCAGAATTCTGTATAGAACAAGGACTTGACAGTGGTAATCAAATTTCAGGTATGATGATCTGTG